ACATATGAAACAAAATCTACCATTGAACAAATCAAATTCTGTTTAGATGATATTAATATTTTTTTATCTAATTTTATTCATGATTTACAATTAAATTACAATAACAATATTGCTTTAAAAACAATTACCATACAAATAACAAAATTACTAAAACATTATGTAAGTAATCTTACCAAAAAAAATAAGACAACAAAATTGTTGGAAAATTATACAAAAATAAAGTCATCCAAAAAAGCGTACAATGTGGAAGATATTATCGAAGCTTGTATCATGACATTATAACAAATTAAATATTCTATCCCGAGTTAGAGTTAAATTGTGTATTTGAATTGCATGCAACTAATATTTGTTTTTTAATCACTCTTTGAGTTTTTTTTTCTTTGATGACACCTGATGATTTTACGGATATATTTACATAATTGCTTGCAAAGATGTCTTTTAAGAATTCATAAACACATCGAATAATCGATTCTGATGTACGACCTACAATTAACACCGATCCTGTTCGAAATATCATGAATGAAATTTCTTGGCAATTGTATTGGATTTTTTTCTTTTTGCAGCATCTATTCACACACTCACATCTACCGTTTTGCTCAAGTTTATTTCTGTTGTAATAAAACTTACACTGTATACCAGGATACGAACATGGATCGTAAACAGCAATAATGTTGTACTTATTTCTTAACAAAGTATAAAGAATATCTCGATTTACATAAAAACCACAATTGAAATTAGAGTTTATCAATACAGTTGTAACATTTGACTTGTTGTATATAAATTTTTCTTCATAATATTTGGATAAAACATCTACCAATAAATCCAGTGTTTTGTAAAATATAAATTCGTGTTTCATTCCAGGAATTTCTAATTTACCTGTATTGAACAATTTTACATGTACTTCACGAAAATGACCGTCTTCATTTCGAATTCTGATTATCATTACGAAACAATTGTAAAATGCTCCTTTCTGTTTTACACGAGAACTTGTTACATCTTTTTTGGACAATCCTATGCTCAATTTTTGAACATGCTTAAATTCATTTTGTTTATCGGTTTTGACATTCATTATTACATTGGAAGAATACACATCTTCATTTTTTAATTTATTTTCTATCTCTTCTAATTCGTGTTTAGTAATGGAAGTTATTTTTATCTGTTTTTTTATAATACCTTCGCATGGATTTTCGTATTTTGTTATTGGTATTTTCCAAAATAATGTATTCAGATCAAGTAAATCTTCATTTGAAGTGCTACATTTTTCTAAGTACGCAATTTTAGTTTGCGTAGATATATATAAATCATCGCATTTTGGTGCTACATCTGTTGTTTTTTCACATTTTAATATAACCGGATCATTTGATTCTTCCATATTCAAAAAATTTTCCCATTCCGAATCAATACAATGAGAGTACATTTGAATTATGGTTGCTGTTGCTTTATGTTCATTTTATAATCAATTTTTTTCTAAATACTAAAGTATAGGCAATCATTTCGATGAATTTAGTTCTAAATGAACCTATTTCTAAAACGGCAAATATGTTGGAGGGACAATATGATTTAAGTAAACATGAATACGACCCTAAAAAGAAAACCGTAAATTCGTTCATGATTAATCTTCAAAAAAGATTGGTACTGAATGACACACGAAGTCAACGTGTAAATATGTTGCGCATGTTATACAAGAAGTACGATAGTCTGTAATCCATACTAACCATCTGAAAACGAATAGTGTTCTTACAAACCTCATATATTTTTGTCATTTCTAATTCGTTCAACTTCATCTCGCGTAAAACATAACGAACATATTCATTCAAAATATAATCCACGCTATTCTTAGTCGTTTCACTTAATTCATGTAAATATGCAATAATTTCATTTATAATCATATCACTTCCCAGTTGTTTTGTAATATAATCTAAATGATTTGGATTTAAGAATTCAAATTCATCATTCCCATTATTCTGTATATAATTTAACATACTTCTAATATCTGACTTATATCTATAGATTAATGAAGTCAATAGTTTATCATGAGGAATTATGTTTTCACGACGACATATATCTTTCAACATATAACATATTTCATTTTTTGGTAAATTATTAAAACGAAGTATTACAAGCTCATTTTTCAAAGTCATCTCAATACGACTAATGTAATTACACATCAAACAAAAACGCACATTTACAGTATTTACACTCAATAGATACTGCAATGATTGTTGTGCTAATTTTGTCATATGATCAACTTCATCCAATATAATAAATTTCATACCTTTTTGAAAAAGACAATTCGTTTTTGCAAATGTTTGTATTTGATTACGTATCATATCAATACCTCTATCGTCAGACGCATTCAAATGTATAATCAAATCTTTTCTATACTCAAAAAACTTTTGTAAGTATAATTTTGTGATATTAATTACTGTCGTTGTTTTGCCGGTACCTGGGGGGCCATATAATAACATATTTGGAAAACATCCAGTTTCTAATATAGAATCGAATATTTTAGTATTTGTTTTGTCTAGTATAATGCGTTTGTATTCGTTTGGTCTATATTTTTCAGTAAACGGAATATTTTCACTTTTGTACATATTACTTTATTGATGTAAAAGAAGAATATTTAAATAAAATTGATTAGTATTATTCACATATTCTTCATTCAATAACAACAGATGAATCGTTCTGGCTATTTAGAACTTATTATTGGTCCCATGTTTTCCGGAAAAACATCTACGCTTCTTGATCACTATCGAAAATACAAGGTATACAATCAAAAAGTATGCGTGATAAACTACAACGGAGATAATCGTTACTGTGAAAGCGGAATGTCTACACACGATAGAATTATCATTGAATGCTACATGACTAATACACTTAAGTCTTTAGTAGAAAATCATGTTGATGATTACGATGTATTTTTGATCAATGAAGGACAATTTTTCAAAGATATATATAAAACAGTACATTACTTAGTGGAAATCAAAAAGAAAACAGTTCATATAGCTGCGTTAGATGGTAATTTTAAGCGCAAACCTATGGGTGACATACTAAAACTAATTCCTCTTAGTGATAAAGTTGAAAAAAAACACGCGATTTGCACAAGCTGCAATGATGGGACAATTGCACATTTCAGTAAACGGATTACTAATAACAAAAACGAAATACTCATCAGTACAAATGATTATATTGCAGTCTGTAGAAAATGTTATCAAACATAGACAAATCATTTAACATAAAGAATATAAAGAATATAACCCATTTGTTTACATTGATGATAAATGGCCGAAATATTTGAAGTTGTAAAAAGTAAAAAACGAGGACGCAAACCAAAAGGTGGAAAAATATTATCGATTTCCGATCAAAAGCCAACATATGATAACACCTACAATAATGTCATTTTACATTTGAAATGCAATACAAAAAATGTCAAGAAAAATGCTTTTCTTTCCGAATTTAACTATAATCCTAATCTTGAACAAATAGAAGCGTATTCAAATACTTCATATACATATAGTATCTTGCAAGAAAACAAAACACAATCCACACCTTCATCTACGCCCAATGTGAAACCAAATGAAAATTCAAAGGATATTTACGAAAAAATCAAAAACCTTCAAGTGAATTTTGATATACAAAATTATTGCAATAAAAAATCAGCATGTTTTTGGTGTGTTCATACATTCAATAATCCAGTTGTATATATCCCAAAACATAAAAACAACGATCGATATGAAGTATATGGTTATTTTTGCTCACCTTCATGTGCTGTTGCCTATTTATACAAAGAAAATATCGCAACATCCGTAAAGTGGGAAAGATATGCAATGATATACAGTTTATACAATGAAATTTACAAATACAACACTACTATTAAACCAGCTCCAGACCCTTATTATCTATTGTCTATTTTTTTAGGCACCTTATCCATTGATGAATATAGAGAATTATGCAACAGCAACAGTACTTTTTTAATCTTGGATAAACCTATTACAAGAATAATTCCTGAAATAACAGAAGCGTCAGATTCCTTTGATATCCATTCAAGATTCCAAAACTCAAATAGGTCATCAAATAAAAGTAACATGTATCGATTGACTCGATCTGAAAATGAAAGCCATGAAAAAAGTCAAAACTGGAAGTTTATAAAATAAACATATATGTATGTTTTTTTCGCAGGTATATATAAACCAGAACATATGGCATTGAAAGAATTATGTACTCCAGCGTTAATATTCATGATATACGCATTTACACAGGTTATCATGGACACAGCACACGGTCTATTTCAAACTGCATTGGTTAAAATTTGCGTGGGTATTGTCGTTAGTACCACATTACAATATTTATGTTTGAAAGGTATGAAAATCATATCATGGATTTTCGTGTTTGTTCCACTATTTCTCATGACAACAGTTACTTCCATTTTATTATTTGGTGAAAACGAACCAATAGAACCGGAAAAACACCTAAATTTAATGGACGTTAGAGAGAAATATATTTACGAAAATTTGAAACCTATGAATGATTTATTTTCCAAAGATAACGATCAAGATGAAAATAGTGTCGTTGACCCAAGTGAAAATAATATAGATGTTTCTCTCAATCAAGTATCCAATATAAAAGATTTACACACAACCGAATCAAATATCAATTCATCTGAAATTCCCGATATACAAAATAATAGTGTTTCAAAAGACTATGATTGTAAATACGCAAATTTTCCTGACTGTATTGATCAACCAGAAAACTTAATTGTCAATTACGACGACAATAAAAACGACAATAAAAACGACGAAAATCACAAAGATGAAAATAATACTCGAATATTGTCGTTTTTACTGCTTCGTGCATTTAAAAACTATGTTGCCAAAATTCCAGAAAAAGATACTACCGAAAATATAGTAAAACTAATTCACGACTGAGACAATACGTCTACACTGTATTGACAGACATATACGGAAATTCCAAAAAACAACGATTTAAAACATAATCCACTGGTCTTGAGTGTTCCACTTTCATGAAAGAAACTACTACTCACTTTACGCATAATATCGTTCACAAAAGGTTGTTGGTACATAAAATAAAGCAAGATATTGACAATAATTTGATACGCGTTTTCCATTGCATTTTCTACAAAACTTATTTTCTGGTGAAATTTGTTTGCATTATGATCTTTTACATGATAATTAGATTGTTGATTATCTACAAAGTTTATATTTTGTCTTGGTGGAGGTGGAACATAATTTGGATTTGATTGATTATCTGCTGCTAGATGTTGTGTACCTTGTGGTATATCACGACTTTGTAAACTTGATGTATACCCTTTTTGATCCATGTTTTTTTCTATCGCATTAACAATGTTTTGAAAATCTGTATGATTCAATGAATGATTATTTCCCATTGGTTGCACATTCATTGTCTGTTGTGTTGGCGGCTGTTGCAAAGATTGTTGTTGTACTGGTTGTTGTTGGATGCTAACTTGTGGTAAATCATTTATAGGTGTTGATGTTTCTGACATGACTATGTTTATTTTTCTTATGAAGAAAAAACTGTAATTTAAACGTGATTACAAACGACTGTATACCGATTCTCATTTACTTGAATATATTTATACAGAATCTTATCTATATAAATATACAATACAATATTGTTTACAATTTATGCATGTTTAACAGGTTCTGTTCTAACAGTTTCTTTACTTGCATCACAAGAAACTGCACTTTCTGTAAAAGTATAACATTTATCATTAAATTTATATGTTTTTCCGTGTACCTTTTCTGATGGTGGAGCATAAAATACCAAACAATTCCTATCTTTACATGCTTTTCGAAATAATGTAGCTAAACCAATACCTAAGAACACTGAAATTAAAATTTTTCCAAATCTACTATGTATTAACTTAGAAATACGATTCATGCTTTTGTATTTTATTGATATATTATTCTTTTATTGCATTTTATAGGGTTCGATATCGTCCATATTAGATGGACATTGTACTTCATTTGCTTTATACTGAAAACAGTTATTTAGTTTATCCTTGTATTGTATCTTTTCCACATTTTCAGGTGTAGGATATACATATATTACATCCTGAGGAGGATTCGTGATGTAGACTAAAAATATACCTATAGCCAAACTAATAATAAAAACAGGTAAAGATATCATAATATAAAGTATGTAGTCTTTTTATTTTCCTGGATTACTTCATTTTATTTTAAATCGAATTACTTCGGGTTCTACTATATTCCGGTGTGTCACTTCAACGTAATTTCGTTTCGTCAATCGTTTTGAATACTTGTTATCATCTAATGCGACATCGGGATTTTCTATATCAATATACGAATATTGTAAATCACGAATCATATTTAACAAAGGTAATATGTTCTCAACGATGTCTGTTAATATATCGTTTAATATTTTTGGGTCTTTTGTAGATATGTATTTTTTGTAATCTTCGTGTTGCGATTTTAGTAAATTGTTTAAATCATCAGTAATATCAGATAATTCTCTAGATCTTTCATTGTATACTGGGTTTTGGTATTGAGATACTCTTTGAATTGATTCCTTTAATTTTTTCTTCAGTTTTTGAAATTCCTCCACAAGTAATTCTTCATTGATAAATCGAAATATAAATTGAACTTTCAGTTCCATAATATTTTGTTTTGTTTTCTCTATAGTGCGCATTTCTTCATTTATTATATCAAATATATTATGATCTTGTTTACGCCTTATTTGAATGTCCATATCACAAGGCTGTTTTGTGTCTCCACATAAAGCATAGTAAATTCCGTCGCTATATCTAAAAATATTACCAACTTTTCGTGTACATCCAAAACATTTCTTTGATTTAGACGATTTCATTGTCAAATATTTCGATAATGCTTCATTATAATCCATCTTATAATGATCTTACATAAATATTTTGTTATCAAGATTAAATGTTGTGTCAAAAGGAACACTTGAAATTCTCTCGCTCTGAACCTTTTGATTAATACTTTGTAAATTTTGTAATGTACGCAGTGTGTGTTCTTTTTTGTACTGTTCGTTTCTTGTTTTTTCTTTTGCGGTTGTTTGTTTTGTAGTTTTGCAATAATACAATGTTGTACTCGTAATTAGAATAAACATAAACAATAACGAAACGTTAATGATACGATTATAATATTGTGTTTTCCATTCATGACAATTTTGCAGCAAATTTCGCATACTATTTTGCATATTTGGTTCAACTAATGTTGCATATTTAGGCATATCTTATTACATTATAATAAAAAAAAAATAACGATACACAATAATAAATGACAAAAGAAGCAAATTTAAATCCCAATGATAATTTTTTTTATGGAACCATATTCAGTTATTCATCACTTTTTGTTCTATGGTTTGGTATGTATCTACGAATGATTTATTCAAAATCAAACACTGATTTCATGTATAAATTCGCGTTACTAGCTTTCTTTTGTATATGTGTATCTTTTCGGATGTGGTTAGATTTGAAATATAAATGTGAACCATCTGGTTTGAATCAAGGAACTATGTTGTACTTTAAATCGTTGGCATCTACTGTGTACCTTTTATTTCCTTTGGGTGTTGTACAAAAATTAACTACAATGGACGGAATTTTAGCACCTTTTGCAAATACCATTGGCTTTATGGCCGTATATTCAAAGATTCAACCACCATTGAACAGGCTTATTCAATCTTATAAAAATTCCAAGTCTTCGCTTACTCCTGAAGAAAACATATATTTTGAGATCATGACAAATAAACTAGACATACTTATCAATGCTCTTACCCCTTCGTCACTTGACAATCAAAACTCTATACTAGACAAGTTGAATCTCTCTAAGCGAAGTAGTGAAGAAGATATCTCTACGATAAAAACAATGACACGGATTCGATACCTTATTGCAGAAGCCGTGTGGTTTGTATTTTCTGCATTCTTAGTCCTCACTAACTTAAAACTGTATTTAAAATCTTATACATGCTAATTTAGTCTAAATGTATCTGTTTGAAATACGAGGAAATGCGTTGTAAAATAACACACCTAAATAAGAAACTATAGCCAAGACAATTGCAATGAGCCAAGCTGGAAAAATTGTTTTGTTATTTTGATTCACACCAAACTCCCGCAATAACCCATTGTGGTCATACAGCATACCAGGCTGAATTATATGAATCAAAATATACAATCCTAAAAAAGAGAGTATGCTTGTTTCCAAAATATAATTACGAATGTTGTAATAGTACATACTTCATAATATGTATGAGATTATATATATTATAAATTATCTAAAATTCTTCATAATCCTCTGGATAATCATCGTCATCTACATTTTGCATACCGTGTCTTTCTTCGTCTTCTAATTGTTGATTGTAATGTTCATTATGAGCATCCAAATCATTTACCCCATTTACCTGCAAATTCATCAGTTCTATATTACCTTGTGTAGTAGTTCTTAAATTATTGTTTTGTAATTCGTATTCAGCAATATTCTGTGCATGCTTTACTTCTTCATCAAAAAATTCTGGTTTATATTTCAAAATGTTGTTCATGTCTACATTATATCTACCTAATTTTAATGTCTTCATTGCGTTTTTGATTTCTATGTTGTTACCGTATAACCTTTCCAATTCTTCGATCATTTGCATTTTTTCCTCATTTCGAATATGGTTCATTTGCTCTTTCAATTTATTTGGATCTATTAGAGCGTATTCAGATGCATCTTCTAGATCATGTATATTATGCGCCAAATACATGGCAACAGATTTGAATATCAAATTTTGATCATATTCTGAATGTATATCAATATCCTCATCTTCGAATATATTTTGCTTTCTCAATGCATCGGAAAAAATGGTTTCATCTGGATTAGATCCTTCCAATTCTTCAATAGATTCAAAACTCAAAGATTCTACTAAATCATACATTTCACCAAGGTACAAATACATGTATAATTCCGTTAAACAACGGTTTGTTTCGTATGTATACTTTTCCAATTGTAGTGGAAGTATTTTAAATAACTCGTTACATAATACATATGTATTATTACTCATATTTGAATCAAAAATTCTTTGTTCTAAAATAATCTTTAGAATCTTATCATTTTGTAGGTCTTTTATCCACTGATATGACTCTACCAGTTGTTTTGTGAGAATGGAATTATGTGTTTCCGAAAAACTCCAATGGTCCAAAACAACTGGTTTTCTCTTTGAATTGAATAGAATATTACTAGGGTTAATCATGTGTATATTTTGTAATGCTTGTTTCCATATGCGATTACCTGTTTGAAAATATACACTGTTTTTATCTCTTAATTTACGATTAAACGATTGTACATATTTTGTCATTGGACTCGATTGAGGAATGTATCGTCGAATAAAATCATATAATGTATCTGTCATATTTTCGTTTCTCTCGAGTAGCCAATTTAAAAATACATCCGAATATTGTTCTACATTTTTTTCTTCTATATGCAAAGCGAATTGTTGAACATGGTGAACAAAATCTTCTGAATATATTGAATTACATTTGCTGCCTTTTATTTGAGTAATCCATACATCTACTTGCTCCTTTATGCTACGAGTTGAAAATATATCGTTGAATATTATACTTTTTTTTTGTTGTGATTGTAGCAACTGCTTTACATCACTTTCATGAATGGATTCACCCAAAGACACGATCATTGCATCATATATTTGTGATGTAGATAACTGATTCTTTGCTTTCTTTAATTTCTCAAACTCGGCCACCACCTTGCTGCACAGTGTGTTCGGTATTTCCTCTGTCGACATTCTACACAAGTTGAAATACAAGTAATATATACTATCGTTAGACCATACATCTATACTAAATTGATTTATATTTACTTGATTAACATTCGAATAATTAATCATAGACAAAGTAGAAGAAAAATTGAGAGAAACGACATTTTCAATACGACGAATATTAAACAAATATTCCTCTATTTTCTTGTTCTTATCTATGAAGAACTGCATACACGGTTTTTGATATTCAAAGGACTTTTGACAACACATATTTTCTAAATAAGGCTGATTACCTGTATACAACAGCATGTTTTGTTGATTTGTTATTTGATATATTTCATACTGTATTTCATTTGCCAATTGTCGCATTTTTGATTGCATTAAATGAATAAAAATATCTTGTTTTTTATCACCCTTCTGTAATTCTAATTGTTTTTTAC